TCACCAGATCATCGGTAGTCCGAGGCATTGGCGCGCCCACCGTTCCACCGCCCGGTTCTCCTCGTCGTCGCCAAGCAGGAGCAGGAAGCCAGCGTTCTTGCCGAGCGAGGCGGGTTCCAGCTTCTTGATCACGCCGCGTTCCTGCAGCCATACGGCGGCGTCGCTGAATTGCTTCTTTGCGTTGAGTTCGCGCTTGCGCATGATTTTGTCGGCGTCTTCGCTCATGGCCTGCTCCGGAGTGAGCATCACCATTCCATGATCGTCGGAGAATGAGCGCCAGCCGAGCGTGTAGTAGCGGCACGGAGCGTTGACCTTGCGCAGCTTCTCCGGCGGCTGGTTGCGCTCGCGGTCCCAGTCGTAGGTTTGGTCGCACATGTATGCGAGTACGAGCTGCGCCATGGCGTAGACTCCGATGTTGTCACCTCGCTGGTATGCGAGGCGTCCTTTGCTGGCGAGCTCGTAGAAGGCGTCGGTGTTCTTGTATCCCATCGGTTTCATCGTCTTTCCCTCCATGCCTCGCGGTATTCTGATGCACGGAGAATCGTCCTAGGTTTTCCTTGCCCGCGTGGTTCTGACCAACCGCGTGGGCTTTTATTTAATGTTTTGAACTATAGCACCACTCAAGTGTATAATCAAATTTATACAACGGATATAACGAAAGTAACAAAAAACCGTTGCTACGGTATTACCCACGTTATACATATATAAGACGTACCAGTTATTAACATTCTTTTTATAAGGCAGCAATGCGCCGAAAAAAGAAAGAATCGGCACGTTCAATCCCCATCTGCGGTAGCTTGAAGCAAGGAGAAGGAAGGGGAAAAATGAAGAAACTGATTTACCTTGCCATGTCGGTGTTCTGCGCTGTGGAAACGATCTATGGAATCTACGCCACCGTCACGGGCCATAATGCTTTGTTGGCCAGCATTGTGACAGACCTGCTCTTCGCCTTCCTTGCATGGCTTTTCATGCATCTCTTCCTTAAGCCTGAGCCGCGCCATAAGCATCAAGCGGAGAATGCCCCTGAACCGTCTCAGGAGGCCCCATCGGACGCCACGGCAACGCAAACGGCAGAGACGGCCGACACGGAGCTGGGAAACGTCGCGGAAACCGATTACGACGATTACGTGGCCATCGACATCGAGACCACGGGATTAGGCAGAAGCGCTCGAATCATCGAGCTTGGTGCGGTGCGCATGCGTCATGGGCGCAAGGTCGCGTCATTCAGCCAGCTCGTCAACCCGCAGACTCCGATACCGGCCAAGGTCACGCAGATCACCGGCATCACCGACCGGAACGTCAAAGGCAAACCCACCATCGACAAAGCGCTACCCAAGTTCTACGCTTTCTGCGGGCATGATACGTGGATAGGGCACAATATTCGCCGCTTCGACCTGCCGGTCATCGCCCGCGAAGCCGAAAGAGCGGGTGCCGGCATGCCGGACGTCAGCTTCTACGACACTCTGGAAATCTCTCAGACACTCTTGCCGCAGCTTGACCGCCATAGGCTGCTCGACCTCATCCGCTATTTCGGCATCGCCAAGACGGAGCGGCATAGGGCCGCCGACGATGCCGCACAGACGGCACAGGTATTCGAGCGCCTGAAGCGGATATAAGCTTTATAAAGCCGTATAAGACAATATAAAAGCCCCACAGATTGTGGGGCTTAATGCTTTTAGAGACTGTTCACGGCATTGTAGAATTCCTGAGCGTCCTCGGCTTTCTTGAATTTCAGCGGCAGTGAGCGCAACGCACTGTATTTCCATGTGACCGTGCGTTTCTTCAGCACCACGCCCTGCAGGTCGCTCACCTGGTATGCTTCGGTCTTCTTGTACCGGTGCAGGTATGTCGTGCAGACATCCAATTCCAGGCGATTGGCATACAGGCGGATACCCATGAACAGCGGGTCGTCAAGCCTTTCGCACGTGTAGATCGCGCCCGGTGCTGGCTGTGGTCTCTTCGCCATGATTGTTCCCTTCTTCTTTTTCCTTGATTCTATTGCTCAAATGATGCAGACTCGCTCAGACATTGCCAGTCGGAAGTCTCCGAGCACCTGCTGGGTCACTTCCAGTTCCTGGGAGATGTTCCACGAATTCCCTTCGTACATTTGTTCCAGCATGCCGTAGCGGAGTGGGTCTATCAGCGTCAAGGCGGTTTCGCGCCTTGCCCTATGGTCACATGACGTGTCGCCATGCCGCCAATGCAACAGCTCGTGCACCAGCGTGCACCGTTTGGCCGTGTACGTGAGTCTGCGGTCGATCAGTATCACCTCGGTCGCGGCGTCGTAGCAGCCCCATAGTCCGTCCGGCAGTATGGCGCTGGATACGGTGACGGGCAGGCCGATGATGGCGCGGCGCATGGCGCCGTATGTCATGCGCCGGTCGATCGGCAGGTCAGGCAGGCTCGTCGTAATCCGGCCCAGCCTCTCCATTGATGGCCTCCTGCTTGCCAGCGGCCCGATACGCCGCAAGGGCCACGTCGCCCCTCTGCAGCTTGTTGAGGGTTTCGGCGGTTCTTTTTTCTTCCTGTTCCGCCAGTGCGTTTGCGAATAGCTGACGCAATGTCATCCCGCATGTCTTGGCGATTCGTTCACAGTCCGATACCGTCAAGGGCGCGTCGAACCGGGCGCGGACGAACCAATAGTTGCGGCTGAATCCACATTCCGCTGCGAAATCCGTAGCGGTCATACCGCTCCTGGATTGCAGTTTTTTGCAGTATTCCATGATGCTCCGCGCTCCGTCTGTCACGTCGGTGTTAGCTCTTGTTCCCATGGTTTCATAATACCCAATTGTGTACTTTTTGTAAAGTAATCAATTAAGTACCCGTGTAATAGTATCCAAATAAGTACTATCTGTAATCAGCAACGAAACGAGAAAGGAGGTTGGGTGACAAGCGAAACGGAACTCATGAGAGCCAACATCCGAGGGGAGATGGCTCGAAGGGGCATGACGCAAGAAGACGTAGCCAAAGCGATCGGATGCGAAAGGCCGCTGGCGAACAAGAAACTCACCGGCAAGAAAGACCTCACCGTAAGCGATCTGGAAAAAATCGCCGACATGTTTGGAATGACCCTCTTCCAACTCACTGCGGTGCTGCTCCAGCCAATCGACAGCATCAAACAATTCAAAGCCTGAAAACCACACCAAAGGAGCACTGATGTACATAAAGACCTACAACAAAGACCTGCGCAAAGCCTGCGTCGAAGCGATATTCAGCGAATTCGAGAACAAGGGCGACGCCATCCGTCCGGCCTATGCCGACGGGTGGGACGAAATCGAAGCAAGGCGTTCGCTCGGTCACATCGTCGGATGCATAGACCTCGACGTGCCCGATCTCGTGGACGTCATCATCGACACGATCGCCAAGGAAGCGCAGAAATGACCAGCCAACTACTCAACCCGCCAAAACCGCCGACACTCCACGAGACAGGAAGCCTGCTGCTCGCATCAAGCGGCTTCTACATCCGCCTCCATGAGGACGGCAGCGCCAGCCTCGTGGACGGCATCCAAGACATCACCCTCGCGGACTTCACATCTGCGGAAATCGAAGGCATCGCCTACCAACTCAACCGAAAGGTGGGAAACACACGATGAGCTGGATGGACGACGGCGGATTCGATATGCAGGCCTTCACCGCCCAGGACGGCAGGCCGATGGCTCGAATGAGCTTCCGCACATCGACCGGCCAATACTACTTCAACCTCACCAAGACCGAAGTGCAGCGCGTCCGACGCGAATGCAATCGAATCCTCAAGGAACTGGAGGCAAGCAAATGACCAGCCATGACCAACTGCACGACAGCGGACAGGCAGGAAACACGAAACCGAACTACACGCTCCGCCGCGTCAAGACCCTGCTCGCCATCATCGCCTGCACCGCATCGGCGACACTGCTTTTCACTTGGCGGACGGCGGACTCACAGACCGCCACCGTCCTCGTCAGCATCATCTACATTCTGACCGTCCTATGGCTGACCGTGCGGTTCGCGCCACGCGACTAAAAGACTTCCCACCAGCCGACAGTCCAACGAAACAAACCAATTAGGGATGTTTTCGCGGACATCCACGTTCACTCATGTCGGCTGGCGGGGACACATAACTGAATATCGACAAACAACAAAACAATCCGCCACGGCGTTTGCATACACACTTCTGTCGTGGCTTCGGTTGGGCGACGGTTCGCCCGTCCACGGATTCCAATCTTCTCCTGTCTAAATATATGCAGGCACTCCGGTGCTTGCGGGTCCTTTTCTTACTATGCCTGACTGCTTCAATCACAGTCGGCCACGCCACCGGTCGTGAACGCGTTCAGGTCGCGTTCCAACGGTCAAAGGGGCGTTCGGAATCCAAGGACGGCATCGGTCCGACTCCGATGCCAGCCACTCAGCCCCGTCCACTCGTCAGGACGGGGCACACAACCTCAACAAGCAAAGGAAAACACATCATGAACGAAAACAAACCACAGGTGGCAACATGGGTGCTCTGCGTCGACATCGACCCCGACAACCAGGAATCCGACCCCGCACTCATCTGCAAACTCGACATTCCGCTGGACCCCTTCAAGGGTGGACTGGTCTGCGTCTCCCTGGCCGGCAACATGGGCGAGGCCACCGCGCTTGCCGCCCGAGTCGTATGCCAGGCCATCGACAAGGCGCTCAAACGTCACCTCGAACGCGGCGGCGTCGACACCCCGGAAATGCTCACCGGAATCCACGTCGACCCGATGGGCAACATTCGGGACGCCCGGCCATGACCGATCTGCTCACGCCAGCTGAACTGGCCGTCATGCTCGGCATGAGCGTGCGCACGCTCGCCAACTGGCGGAGCACCGGCAAAGGCCCGCCATATTTGAAAATCGGCGTGGAACCGCCAGAAGGACATCAGGACAGACGCAAAGTCAGATACCAGCGTCAAACCGCGGAACAGTGGGCCTTGGCACACAAGTACCAAAGGACGGTGGCGAGATGAAAAACGGGAGATTCGTTCCGGTGACACGGATCCAAAGCAGTCCAGACGTCAAAAGCGACGGGAAAGCACGCGTCGACACCGGCAAACCGACCCTCGCACAGCAGGGAATCGACGTGGACGCTTTCATCCGCGAAAACAGGCGATTGATCGAAAAACTCAGAAAGGGAACACGTTGAAACACGAATACACGTTCGACGAACTCGCCGAACTGAGAAAAATCTACGACGAATCAGGCGAAGCCGGTCTCGAACCCGCCGAAATGCGGGCGTTGCGCATGGCCGGACTCCTCACGCAGGGCCTGCCGGAGAAACCGTCGAAACGGGACTGCATCCTCGCGCACTGCCAGAACCGCATCGAACACGGCCAACCGTTCGACGGCAAGGAAACAGCCGAAGCGCTCGGCATGAGCCAGAAAACAGTAGGCAACATTCTCAGCCAACTCCGCAAGGAGGGACTGCTGCCGACCTACGACAAGCATTCACCCCGCAAAGCACGGAAAACCAACGCAACCGGAAAGAAGAAGGAGACCATCATGGCCGTCACGTCGAAACCAGCCGCCAACAAGGAGGAACCGATGAGCCAGGAACTCACCGCCAACAAGGAGACAGCACCGGAGAAACAGTGCGAAAAACCACGCGCCATCATCGCAAACGCACTCATAGGCATCTACGACTCCATCTCGGCATTGCAGCGTGCCGCATACCATGCCAACGACAAGGTGGTCTACATGTTCGCCACGAAACTCCTCAACGGCGAATTGATGGACATCAAGGCCAACTACTCGAAGGACGTGGCGGAATGAGCTTCGACACGCTCGACCTGCCATCATGGCCGGCCACCTGCAGGCTGACAATCCCAGGAGACCCACAGTCAAAAGGCCGGCCACGCGTCTACAACGGCCACGGCATCACCCCAGAAGCCACGCGAAAAGCGGAGAATCGCGTCTACTCGGAATGGCGACGACAATACCCGGACCTGCTCCCATACAAAGGCCCAGTCGCCATCACGCTCATTTTCTGGACCATGACCCGGCGTGGACGCGACTGGGATAATCTCGCGAAACTTTTCACCGACGCGCTCAACGGCGTCGCATACGAGGACGATCGGCAGATCATCGACGCGAGCGTCCACGTGAGACGCCCCGACATGCTCGTGCCTGGCACGCGCGGCATCCGCAGACGCAAGACCGGCGACCCACTCACCTGGCACGGCAAACCCTACCAGCCGTGCACGCAGGCAATCATCGAGTTTCGGCAAGAATACGTTCCAAGATAAGGAGAAAACAATGAAAAAAAACACCCGCAGCGACTACGTCGTACAGACCCTCATCGATGACGAGGACATGAACGCCGACCTCGCAAGCCTCTATCCAGCCGCCAGCAAGATAGGCGATGCCGCCGCATCGTTCATCGACAAGGCCGACGCGACCATCGAAAAGAAAGACTTGTACGGCACGCCTGCCGCCGTTATCTCGGAATGCATCGGCATCTGCCAGAACGTCGTCAAGGAAGGCGCCGCGATCAGCAGACTCCTCCGCAATCCACTCCACTGCAGGAGAGAGCTCGACGACAACAAGCTGGCCGAAGTGGAGAAAGCCGAAGCGGAACAGGCCGAACTCGAAGAAACACAGGAGGACTGACCAATGGCAGAACAGCAGGAACTGGCCACGCTGGCAAGCAGATACGCGGAAATCCTCGACCGAATCCACCAACTGCAGGAACAGGCCGACAGTCTCAAAGCGCTCATCATGGAAAACCGCGAGCCAGGAGAATACGCGGCCGGACCATTGACCGTGAAAATCAGGAAAGGCAAACGCAACCTCGACGCCAAAGCATTCGAAAAACAGTTCCCGATCCGACAGTACGCGGACTGCTATCAGGTCAAGCCGAAAGCATTGTCCACGATCATCAAACTGGTCGGCGAAAACGCTTTGCAGGATTGCGTGAAAGTCGGCGCGGCAAGCCTGGTGGTCGAATAATGCGCATCCCAATCAGCCAGGAAGCGGTCGACCGTGCGCTCAACAGGACGCTCAACCATTACGACAAGGTGCCGGAATGCTTCGACAGCGCCTACATCATCGACGTGCGAGAGGAGAGGGACTTGGCCGCTTTCCTCTGGGCCCGTCTCGACGAGGAATACGCGGAAGGGGTGAAACATGAGCTCACGACTCGACCTTGAAGCAGTCATGGCCGCAAACCAGACCACACCGGAAACGACGCCAGCACCCACGGTGAAGTCGGAGGAGTGGACGGAAATCCGCGGCATCATCGAAGACCACATCACCAACCAGCCGAGAAGCCTACAGAAGGAGATCGGACCATCGGAGCTCGGCACCGACTGCCTCCACTGCCTCGCCGCCCGACTCGCAGGATGGGAGAAACGCCAGTCGGCCGCATGGCTCCCGTTCATCGGCACCTGCGTCCACGAACGATTCGAACACCTGTTCAATAGGCGCAAGGAAGAATTCGCCGTCCCGAACGACGATGGAGGAGACCCATGGGCCGTGAAACGCTTCGAAGCCGAAAGACACGTCGACGTAGGAAACATCCGCGGACTGCACGGGCAAAGCAAAGTCCACGGAAGCATCGACCTGTACGACGCGCAAAACAACATGACCATCGACTGGAAGATCACCGGCCAAACCACCCTGCGCAACGTCAAAGCCAACGGCCCGTCGCAACAATACCGCATCCAAGCGAGCCTGTACGGCATCGGCTTGGAAAACGACGGCGAACCATGCAAAAAGAACGCCATCTACTTCCTGCCCAGGAACAGCGTCAGCCTCGCCGACGCATTGCCAATCGAATTCGACTTCGACCCGAAACCCGGCAAATGGGCCTTAAGCCGCGCGCAGCTCATCGTCAACCTCCTCGACCTCATCGAACAGGCAGACGGCGTCGAAACACGCGACGCGTGGATACACGCCCTGCCGACCAGTCCGACCCACTGCTTCCAATGCGGCAGCTGGCCGGACGACCAGCTCGGCGACCTCGCCGAAATCAACCAAAGCCAATATCCGGCATTGCCGGACAAATGGCGGCAGGCCATCGGCCTGCTGGAATCCACCTACAACAACAAGTAGAAAGGCAAAAAACACAATGTTCGGAACACAAAACTATGGCGGCGGATTCACCCAGCAAGGCGGAGCCAGCTACCGGCCACAACAGGCGCAGCAGCAGTCCGCCGAATCATTGAGCCTCGACGACGTGATGCAGGGC